GAGAGGTTGCCAAGTACCTTGGCTTCCCGGCTCGTGCTTTGCGAGAGATGGTTACCCGCGAACCCGGCTTTGTAATAGCAAATATGCTTCGTGACTCAATGTCTGCTTTTGTCACATCAGGATCTAACTTCATACCAATTGCAGACACTGTAGTTGGCTTTGCAGAAGGTATGGAAACGCTCGAAAGGAGTGGTGTAGTTGGCGGTTATGACTACAAGAATGACCCAGATAATATTAGTGAGTATGCAGGAAAGATTCTACAAAGTAGAAACAAGAACGTAAATCAAAAAGGATTGCTTACCAAAACGTTTCTTAGCTTGTGGGACGGACTTGGAAATATAACCACCATGTCAGACGCCGCAACAAGAAACGCGGTGTACAAAGATGTTTTGGCTCGCACAGGCAACGAAGCAGAAGCTCACTTTCAAGCAATGGAGGTTTTAAACTTCGGTAGGCGTGGAAGCAGTCCAGTTATGCGCTTGTTAACAGCAACAATCCCCTTCCTTAACGCAAGAATTCAAGGACTAGATGTATTGATCCGGGCTGGCGCTGGCAAGAACACTGCAAATAGAGAGTTGTCTCGCGGACAAGCCGCAGCAAGCTTTATTGCGAGAGGATCACTTATTGCTGCCAGCACAGCTATTTACTACACAATGGTTAGTGATGATGAGCAATACAAGAATCAAACCGAGGAAATAAAAGACAACTACTGGATAATTCCAACGCCCTCAGGCGTACCGGTTAGGGTTCCCATCCCGTTTGAGGTTGGGCTGTTGTTTAAAACGCTACCCGAAAGAATAATAGATGCGTACAACGGCGAGACAACCGCAAGGGACTTGCAGCAGTCAGCTAGACGCGCAGTCTTTGGAACGCTTGGTATTCAACCGCCTCAAGCAATAACACCAATCCTTGAGGCTTATATGAACTACGATATGTATACAGGAAGGCCTGTTACTCCCGTGTTTATAGACTCAACACTAGATCCGCAACTTCAAGAGCTTGCCTCTACATCCGAGGTTGCCAAGAACATGGCTAAGGTGCTTGATATAAGCCCGATCAAGCTAGATCATTTAATGAAAGGTTATGGCGGCACAATTGGCACGGCTGTTTTAGGTTTTGCTGACCAAGCATTAAGAAGCAACACCCTTCAGGGCGATAACAGATCCGTACTTGCTGGCACAGACACTTCACAAAAACCAATACTAAGAAGGTTCTTTGGTAGTGAGTTTGGTGGCGGAGCAAAAGAAGACTTTTATGAGATCTGGGACTATGTGAAGAGGACAGAGAACACAGTAAAAAGTCTAAAAGACGCCGGTAGAATGGAAGACCTTGAGAATTTCCTAGTCAATAGGCGTCAGTTCATGGGCGTTAGGAAAAGTCTGCAACCAACAGCCACGGCGCTTTCAAAGCTAAGAAAGCAAAGGCGAGATCTACTAAAGGCAGATCTAACGTCAGATCAGAAGCAAGAGTATATGAAGCTTATTAACGAGCAAGAACAGTACTACTTGAATATTGTGCCTAGCTTGAAGCGTCACGTTGAACTTCCAAGCATAAGCGAAGAGATAACGACTAGGATCTCTAAGCTATTTTAACTTGCACTCGACACGGATCTGAAAAGAGAAGCTTTTAGTAGTTACGCCTTCTTTTTTTAGGTTCCGTTGGATTAGTTTTTTCAGACATTCCAATTCTTTGTCAGTAAAATCTTTGTCGGAACCCATAACGAACAACTTTGGATTACTCATAAGGCTTTATTCAAAGTCCTTGTGACAAAGTTGTAAATAGTACTTGGTGCCAACTCTACCTTTCGGGCTATCTCTGCTTGTGTAAACCCCTGATCATAAAGGGCTTCTATTCTTCTTTGTTGATGCTGAGTTAATGACGGGAACTTAACGCCTTTGGTTCTAGGGCCAAAGTGCTTACCTATTTCTTTTTGAGCAATAATTGCCTGATAAAATTTAGACACGACTTTAGTCATGGTTACTCCTTTGTTTGATTGAATGAACCCGCCTAATCGACCACACGGACGGGAACGTGCTTGCAGGGAGGTATAGGTGAACCTACCTCGGTCTAAATAAGCCCCGCCTTTCAGCCACACGGACGGGAACGTGTCGGTAAAGCAGCTCAACCTGCTTTGGCCTAAATAAGTCCCGCCTGTGGCCCATCGGACGGGAACGATGCTGGAAGGAGTGTGATGACCCCCTTAGCCGTACTATTCTTGCGTTAAAATACTACAAACCGGTCAATATTAAAATAAACAACCGGCTCTACATCTTGCCTGTCTCCACGATCAGTTCTGCCACCAAAGCCTACACTGTCTGGCTTATCGCTAAGGTTGATCCAACCGGAAGCATCCTTCCAATCGACAATAAGCAAACACTCTACGCCGGTTGCGTCAGTTAGCGCCTTGGCGGCAATGACCTTTGATACCGACAACATATACGTTGGGTATGTGTCCTTTTTTACTTTGCGACACTTGATCTCACCGAACAAAACAATCTGATTATCTTCTGTGAAACTAATGTCTATCGGGTACTTTGAAGGGTTTCTAACCCAAGCCATGTCATTTGCCTCAGCAAACAAAGTGGCTACAGCAGCTTCGCGACCTATGTCAAAGCTTGTTTCGTATATAGGCCTCACAACTCACCCTTTCTTGACGGTGGAACTTTAAACCCTATGTCAGCAGCCGTATCAATCAAGACATCTATTAACCGGCTATACGTTGATGAGTTTGTTTCACCGCTTCTAGACAAAGGCCGCCTCATTACACCAAACCTAGTCGGAACCTCTTCACTGCCAAACGCCACGCAAAGCATCTCTTCATGCATTTCATCTGGAGTTAACCCGCAGTGATCTGCAAAGCTGCCGCACCATTTGCGGTAGTAACCCTCTTGGCTTCTGCTTCTGCCCTGCCTTATCGGCTTAACCTCTAGTGAAACGCCCTTCTTGCAACCAAGAAAAAGCTGCATGATCTCACCACTTCTATGTGGTGCCGCCGCGCAGATTGGGCCGAGAATATCCCCGACCCCTTCGCCTTTTATCTCAATCTTCATAGTTCAGCAAATCTTCATAGTTCTTCAGTCGATATGCAGGTTTAGTTTCTTCTGCCATCTGATCAACAGTTAAAAAACCTTCGTCATCCACCTTCGGGGCAACCAAGTCTTTATGTGCGTCAACCAACTTGTTAACTACAACCTCGATCTGATCCAAGGCCTCTGCTAAACCAATAGCGTCGCTACCCCTTATCATTGCCTCACCTTGATGCAGCAGCGCAGCCCGGTAGTTTGGGTGGTAACTCTTAGAGTCCCAACCTCTAGCTGACTTTGTTTGAACAATCCACTGGTGAGAGTCCGAAGTAATACGGGTTGTCTCGTCAATACTTACTGTGACTGGCATAACGCCTCCTTAAAATGGAATATCTTCGTTTAGGTGATCATCAGACATTGGCTCTGGAGCAGCCTGTTTAGGTTCTTTTTTGTACACCTCCGTTGAAAGGTACTTGTACTCAGAACCGGTCTCCTTAGCCACGCGATTCCACATAGCTACGTCGATCTTTAATTTAAACTCTGGATCTGGGTTGCTTGCGTTCTGCTTTGCTATGTCTAAAAGCATAACCAACTGATCTTTGGACACTACGATGTGGCCTCTGAAGTCAGGGTGCTTTTCGTTTAGCTTTTCGTGTCTCCACAAACCGCCGTCACTCTTTGGGTAATTACTCATGCTGTTTCCTTACTCGCTTGTTGTTTGAAAAAGTTTTGCTTTTCTTCCATAACCACCCTTAGTCTTGCGTAAATCTCAGGGAACTTATTTTTGATGTGATCAATGCACTTCAAGTTTGCGTCATAAATGCCACGCAAGCCTTTTTTGGTCTCAATCATAGTTTTAATCGTGTCGATCATTGCCTCAACCCAAGTGGTTGCACCAGCCTCATCGAAGGCTAGGTAAAACTCATCCTCATCATCCTCGACAACAGGTGCTGGAGCCTTCTGCTTCGCCGCAGTCTTCTTAGGAACCTCAGGCTTTGCAGCTACCGGGGCGGCCTTCACAACCTCCTCAGGGGCGCTTAAATCGGCGCTGTCATCATTCCAAGTATCTTCAGGTTGAACCTGACCTTGGTAGATGTGAAAGCCAAGACCAAACATTGCTATGCACTTGACCAAGCAGCGCATCTTGCTGTCGCTGACATCCTTGGCATTCGGATTGGGTATTGATTTGTTCTTGTAGTCCATAACCGGCAACCACATCCGTCTGGCATAACTACCAATGACCACTACGCAATGCACGGTCTGAGACTGATCAGCGTGAACCTCTATTGGTTCAAACTCAAAATGCGCTTGAGGATAATTCTCCATCAAAAGCTTCCAAGCGGCGTTCCACGAAAGGTAGGTTAGGCCATTTTTCTTCTTGGTAGATTCTTGGCAATCAATTGCGTAAAGTTTCGACCAAATTTCAGCCAGTGTTGGCTGTGCTGCATTTTCCATTATTTGCACTCCTGCTAATGGTTTTGTGATGAAAAAGGGTCTCGCTTCCAACCCTTCAATGAACTTCTAAACGCCCTCTTTGGCACTGAGTAGTGACTCTCCAAAGCGGCTTCTAACAACATAACAATTTCAATCGGCTCAAAGCTGTAGAACTCTGGCAAAGGCATACTTGCAAGAAAGCCTTTTGCCCAAGTAAAACTAGCTATAGACCCCTTAATACTCATCTTTAACTGAGGTATCTGCACTATAGCAAACACCCCAACCATGCGTCCGTAAGCCTCTCGATCTTGTTCAATCAACCTGAACCTCCTCGGTGTTTTTCACTTTCCTGTGTAGGAATGTTTCACACCAATGCATTACTTCGTAAACAGCCTCACTCACCAACTCTGGATCAATAGGCTCAACAACTGCCGTCAAAGCCTTAGTATCTGAGTCGTATCTAAACTTAATATCCAAGTGGCCTTTGTCAGTCTCCACCGTTAACCTCCAACTTAAATTGATCACACCACTGTGCCACCCTGCACCAATTCTGAGAGCATCTTGTTGACTCACCGGGGCGTTCTTCAACGACCGATATACCGTCAACACCCTGTTGATATTTTTCTGCTTCGCCCTGAGACTTCAGCACTCGCAAAGCACGTTTCCTGCCCTTCTTGGTCACAGCGTAAGTTGTTTCTTTTCTCCAGCGTTCTTTGTCGCTGCAATCAGGAACCTCACCACCGGTCAACCAAGCAAACTCAGCGTCTTGATGTAACTTCACCCGGTCACTGATGTACTTGTCGGCATCGCTGGTAGCCCACAAAGGCACGTTCACAATGTGTATTGGTGATTTGGGATAGTCTGGCTCCATCTGCGCCTTGCGGCGCTGCCAGTCCCTCAGAATGGCTATAACCCTTAAAGATTTGACTGGTAAATGTTTAACAGACCTAACCAACCAAGCATAAGCATTGAGTTGATTGTGCCATTCAATCTTGTCGTTCACCACAGACCATACGCTTGTGACCTTGTAGTCACTTACAATCACGCCGTCCGCATGAACCTCTTGTAGATCAATAGCACCAGAGATCGTCCAACCCTGCTCTTCTGCATAAAGCCTTTCTTCGGAGATGACTCCCGCCTGCTCGTTGTCAGCTACGGCCTTTTCAAACATACCGTGAACGCTTGTGCCAAACCTACTCCAAAGAAAATCTACAACATCCTGAGAGATGTCATCCTCATGCTCTCGCTGCAAGATGGCTATCTTCGGGGCATCAATCAACTGGGTCACAGACCTGTTGGATTTGCCCTTGGTGTAGTCATCCTGAACAAGTGCCGTAACGACGATCTCAGGAAGGTTGAATTGATTGGTTATCTTCAAGAAGAAGTCTCAACCATTCTGACCCGGACAAAGCCTTCGACCTTGTGGTTCTTAACCTTCAGGGTTTTTGTGCTTATGCCTTTGTTACTGCGACGATATTGCTTGGCGTAATTATCAACGCACCTCAGCACATCTTCCGGGCTAAGTGCTAAGTATTTGTGTGGAACATCGAATCGACTATCGACCTTCATGCTCTCCACAGTTTCCATAAACTCTGCTCTCAAAAAACTTTCGTCACTTGGTGGCTTGGGTATATCCGTAATGTTGAACATCTCACACTCCTGCGTTGGTTCATCAGGCGATTCTGTAGACCCGTAATCCGTGTCGCCCTTCACGGCTTGGGTGCTTGCATTTCCGAACACTAAACTTTTTATCAAACTCCACGCCCGTCTCATCATCCTGCTGAAGCCTCCTGATCGAACTCCTGATTGCGTTTGTTTTTGCTCTTGTGTGGGCTTGGCCCTCCGTCTCTATGAAGAATGATTGGGCCACCGCCATTTCCTTGACCACCTGTTTGAAATTGGACGGCAGGCTCTCCCCGTGACCCATCCGGTTGTCCTGAGGTAGGGGTATGTTGTCCTCCAAAACCAATAAATTGTCTTCTTGAATCGTCATAGGTGACGGTCTCCATTTCTTCTAAGGTTAATAAAAACTGTTTTAACTTAGCCATCACTGCTCCGTCGTATGTTATATTGGATACTGCATACGCAGGGTAACAAGGATTTAGTACATTGACAACAGTACATTTAGAAATATATGGTGAACCCGCCTCAAAGGCTAACAGCAGACAACTGGTAACCATCCGGGGGCGGCCTGCTTTCATTAAAAGTAAGAAGGCGCGTGATTACGTTGCTGCCTTTGACAAGCAATGCCCAACGCTAAGTGAGCTAATTGAGGAGGATGTTTCGGTGACAATGACTATTTTTTACAAAACAAGACGCCCAGATCTGGACGAATCGGTTATCCTAGATTGTATGCAGGGAAAGATTTACAAAAATGACCGGCAAGTGAAGGAGAAGCATATTTTCTGGGGATTGGATCGCGAGAATCCAAGGACGGAAATATTGATTGAGCTTCAGGAAAATAAGGCGTGAATGTTTCTTTCCCTCTAGGAATATTCCTAGCTGGTAGGGTTCCAGCCCTGCACATTCCTAATTATTTTCAGTAGTATTCCAAGCTCGGAATATTCCTAGGGCCACCTGACGGTGGATTTTAACCACAGCAAAAGCAGGAGTGCAAATGCTAAATAAAGAAAACCTAGATTTAATTCTAGGGCAGTACACAGAAAACACTAGGATCGTTTGCCCTGAGTGTTCAGAAGAAAGAACAAAAAAGAACGTCAGAACTATGAACCTTACGGTTGATGGCAACTCAACACTCTACCACTGCCACCATTGCGGCATTGCCGGGAAGGTCAGGCACCCCGACTACCGAGAACCTGTACCCAAGGTCAGGGCTATCTCGGTACCCAAGACGATTGATGAAGGATTGATTGAGCAATACTTATCTAGTCGCGGCATTGATTTCAAAGCTGTTAAGGATTATCCAATCGTGAGTGGGCATAAATTTTATCACGGTCACGGCGAGTTACCTTCTGTCGGTTTTGTCTACGGGGACAAAGAAGCGGTTAAGTGGCGCAGCATAGAAGGTAAGAACTTTACTCAGGACGGCGCAAGCAGGACGTTATGGGGCATTGAGTCTCTACCTGAGGGCGCTAAAACCTTGGTCATTGTTGAGGGTGAAATGGATCTGCTGGCTTGTGCCAGTGCTGGTGTAGATTGCTGTGTGTCCGTACCCAACGGCGCTCCAATCAAAGTATCTTCAAAAGCCATCGTGCAAGCGGATGACACCAAGTTTAACTATGTCTGGGCAGCCAAAGACGTTATCGAAAGTGTTGACCGGGTGATACTTGCTGTAGATTCAGATGATGCTGGCACCGCGCTTGCTGAAGAACTGGCTAGAAGAATCGGTAGAGCTAAGTGCTGGACTG